CTTTGCTCTCGACACCTAGGGGAAGGTAGTAGTGCTAGACACCAGTTTGATACGCTTGAACACTTACGCTTGCAGGCTACACGTACGCTACGCAGCTTTCCGCTGGGGGCCTGCCTTGGCGGCTCCCGGCTCGATACGGTAAACGACCAGACCCCAATCGCCGGTTCCTTCCGGTGCTTCGGGATCACGCACCTTGCGGAACGTATAGTCGTGTGTCGCGCCTTGGGTCTTGCGGATACGCCGCGACACCTGAGTGAACTTGTTGACCAGTTTCGATGCTTCGTCCTTGGCCGCAGCTTCGCGCTCTGCCGGGTCCGTGATCGTGGGCGGGACTTCCGCCGCGACGAAGAACCATGCATACTGCACGGGCGCGCCTTTGCCCTTGCCGGGTGCCGGTGCGGGCATGTCCACCATGATCTGGCGGTAGATGCTCTCGGAACCGGTTCGGCCCTTGCCACGTCCCTTGTCGGGGATAGCCGTGGTGTACTTGATCTGAGGAACCTTGATACCCTGTGCTTCAGTCACTTTAGTAATCTCCATGTGTTCGTAGTAGATTGTTTCGACCTGTATAAGCTAGTACCTACGAACACCCCTGTCAACCACCATGTACGCGATTTTCAGATTTAATTTCTATAGCTTGGTAACACGTTTCGCGCTTGGGGTCAAATCGGCTGACATATCTGTAAAACGCGTTCACAGCTTGAGCAAAAGCGAAGCCCCGCGCGGCTTTGAGCGGCGCGGGGCTTGTGGAAAACGGGTTCCTAGAACGCGGCCATGCCCACGCCTTTGAAGGGCTGTGCGCCTTCGATCTCCGCTTTCAGCGCTTCGTCAATCCGGTCCACTGCCATCAGGACAGCGATCTGTTTTGTGGCCAGCGAAGAAAGCGCCATGGCTTTCTCACTTAGCCGCAGACTACGCTTTTTCTTGGTTGACGCGTAGCTCTTATTGATGCTCTCGACTAGCGACATAAGCGCCATGCGCTGTTCGTTCAGGTTCAGCTTGATTTCGTATTCGTGCGTGGTCATTTGATCGGTTCTCCCATTGCCACCAGTGCTTCGTTGTTTGCCCAAACACATTCACAGTCAACGCGTAGAACACGAACGCGTTTTGCCTTGACGCGCTTTGCCTCGGCTATGGCGTCAGCCGAATAAGCATAGACAGGCTCGATTTCACGCCACCATATGTCACGTTGGCGCGGGTCACTTATGCCAATCTCAATCTGGTAATACTTGCCGCCGCTGCCAATCATGAGTTCACCTTATGTTCGCGAACCGATGAGCAAACCCATGTGCCCATGTGTTCGTAAAGGATCATGTCATACCCTACGCCTGTTGTCAACAACCATGTTTCAAGAAACCATACGTCAAGCCCATCTAATTCACGTGCGGACGTTACTGCGAAATGTTCCTTCAACGCGTCACGTAGTTGTGCGTGGTCAAGAGGTTGTGCCTTTGTACGCTTGGGTGCCTGAAATGCCAACGTGTTGACAGCGCGCAGTCTACGCTCTGCCAACCAGTCAGGCACAGGCCCAAACTTGTCGTAAAGCCTGTTCTTCTCTGCTTCGTACTCAGACGGCAGGGGAAATGGAAACTTGTTCGTCACTTGTTGTTCCCATTCGTCAGGCGTCAGCCACTGGCCCTTGTCGTGGTCCCACGTCGCCATGATCGTCCACCTTGGTAAGTCTGACCTCAACCAGCACGCCATTCTGGCAACATATCAATAACCAGTCAGCCACGTATGACGCGGCATCTTCTGGCGTGTCGGCGCGCTTCGCCGACATACGCCATAGGCTTTCGTTGGGAAAGCGCATTTCAAATGTCCATGCCATCCTCGATCTCCACCACCCGCACTAACGAAGGATCGTTGCCATAGCACATGCGCGCCATGTCCTCGGCTTCCCTACGCGTTACGTACGTGTAGGGTTCATTTTGCCGCCCGTTAGGGTGTACATACTCCCAACGTTCATTTATCCTGCCCACGTCCAAATGAACTTGAAACCGGTATTTCATTTGCGTTTCCTTTCCTCGCCTTCCAGAAACAGGGTTTCGCCCGTATTCCGGTACGCGTCAAAGATATCCCGCGCGTGACCAACGAATTTCTCCCATAATTCTCGGTCACGCTCGTAGGCTTTATTGCCTACCGTCTGGTAGTCGCGCCCATGCGGTGCCGCGCGTCCAAGGGCCTGTATCAAAGCCTCTGCCGCACCCGACACGTCGAAAGCCTGTTGGATCAGGCTTTCACGTGATGTGCCGTTCAGGTTGACGATTGGTCTAACGTAATCCATTGCCTTAGTGTAGGTCATCTTGCCCTCACAACTTGTTCGCCGTTTCATTCTGCCCATGTGTTCGTAAGTGATCGTCTACCCTCATACCCTACACCCTACGCGAAGCACCTGTCAAGTCCTCGGTTACAGATTTTTGAAACTGCCCACGCAACCCGCGGTCTACGCAACCGGGGATTACACAACCTGTCCATCACGTGAACTACTGACATCTTACATACAAGCCGTATCGTCATAACTTGTTCGCTCCGCATATCTGACGGACTTGTTCGCCACGCGTACGCTGGCAACGCGTTTGTAATTTGAGCCGAGCCGAGCCGAGCCGAGCCGAGCCGATACACGACCAATCTAGTCGGTTAAGAAACCCGGCATTAATCGGCGGACCACGGGGAAAGCGCGGCGGACCACGGGGAAAGCGCATATTAGACCTCGCTAGGCGCGTCACTGACGCGCTTTCCACTATCCGCCTAGGGTGTACCTAGCCGAATAGGGGAAAACGCGCGTAGCAGGCCTGCGGGCCCGCTACACGCGATTTCAACCTAGCTGGTGTAGAGACAGAGTTTATCGCCGAATGGTGGCGTCAGCCTATCCGTATCAGCCTGCGAACCCGTGATTGCCCATAGGACAGGAATGCTAGGGTCTATGCCCCAACTAGTGGTGTGACCATCTGTAACGAAAACTATTGCGGCGTATTCCTGTTCGCTGGCGTAGTCCATTGCGCTGGCAAAGTCCGTTCCGCCACCAGTGCCGTCTTTCAATTCGATGGCTTGGCCTGTCTCATAGCGTTCCGTAGACTTAACCCTAGTGTCTACGTAGACCAGTTCAATTGCATCGCAGGCCATATCGTCTAAAGCCGATTGCGCCTCTTCTAATGCCTGCCGATTTTTGGTCGTGTCCATTGACCCGCTAACGTCAATAAACCAGCCAATCAGGCTTGGCCTTACTGGTTCCTCGCCTTGCCAGATCATGCCATGCGCCATACCGCGACGTGACAAGCGCGACCATGTGCTTTCGATTGATCCAAGCTGGTCTATGAAAGCGCGCAACGGCTGACGCCAATCCACCAACGCAGTGTGACCACGCGTATTCTTTACGCTTTGCAGTTCACTAGGAACGTCTTTACCGCCGAATGTGCCTGCTTTCCTAGCCGCGCCTAATGCCTGATTGACCTTGGTTTCCCATTGTTCGGCCAATTCGGCTTTTTCTTCGCTGGTGTAGTCTGAACCGTCTTCATGAGTTGGTTCTAGCCACTGTCCCGATTGTGGCTGGTGTGGCTTATCCTTGCCTTCCTTGGTGGCTTGTTCGTTCTCTCTACGCAACACGTTAGCTATTTGCTCTGCCGCCATCCCCTGAAAACGCCAATCTAGCAACACGTTTTCAGGAAGCGTCAGACCAGCATTAGTTAAATCCATGTTTTCTTCGTAGTCTGCCGCCATATTCGCCAATTCATGGTCGTTCAAATAGGCAAGCCGCTGTTTATGCCTCATTGCGGGGTGGTCTACTTCATGCGCTAGAACGCCCATGCATTCAGCTTCACTTAGCGTCATGACGTACGGACCGTTGAAATAAATCCTGATGCTATCCGTTGCCATGGTTGGCACGTCAGCTTCACTGTAAATGCACGCGCCACCAGCTTGTACTAGGTCCATTCCTAGGCCGATTATTCCCCAAAATTGCGCGTTCCTATCCTTAAACAGTTTACGCATTGCGCGTTCCACGCGCTTTTGCGGGTTTGTGATTTTAGACCAGAGCATGTTTTCTATTCCCCTAGGATCAAACTGGACCATTCCAGCTTGCTAATGGCCTGTCACGAATGACAGGCCATGATGCAAGCGGGATTAGCCTATGCGGCGTCCCTATCTTCGTCGCGTGTCGCAATCAGGTATTCAACATGTTCGGGCGTTTTCTCAAATGCCTTATCCTTGGCCAACGCGTTATTCCAGAATGCGGCTTGGTAGTTTGCGCCCATGCGCGCCACAAACTTGTTCACAGTAGCGACATTGGTCAACGTCAGCCGTGACACCAGCCCAACGCTAATTGCGAAGTTTACGGACGGTTCGCGTGGTACGGCATAGCCTGCCGGGTCTTTCAATATGTCTGTGATGCTAGGCGCAAGGCGATATGACGCGAGGAACGTCATAAGGTCATGCGCGGCGTTGTCGCCTATGTTCTGCGAGAAGAGACGCCGCAATTGCGCGTCAGCCGGAACCACGGGCATTTTCAGGTAACGGTCGCACCTTGCCAGTGAACGCGGCGTCTTGAACGCAACGGCATCAGACCCGCTTGCGGGGTATTGGTGGATTGCCTCGCTAACGTCACGGTCTTTCATCCCCTTAAGCGCAATAACCGTGGTTTGAACGTACGCGACCAATGCGGCGTCTATTCCCGCGCCAATTGCCCATTCAATCCACGCGTCAACGTCAATGCAGATGTTGAGAATATTCCAGCGATTGGACGCCGCGCGGCTAATCTTTTGAGCATGTGCCTTGTCCACTGCCCGGTTACCAGTGCCGATAATCCGCCAATGATGGTCTGGATTGCTCGTTTCATCAGGGAATACGTAATCCCCTAGTTTGCCTTCCAGCACTAGCTGATTGATTGCCGCCAACGTATCAGGCTTGCCGTCCGTATATTCGTCAAGAAGCAACACACCAACGGGACCGTCACGCTCTACGCGTGGCAACCACCCCGGCTGATATGTATCAATTAAGCCTGTCGCGGTGTTGGGCATCGGCATTGACGTATCATAGCCAAGGAACTGCGAGACGCGCCTGTCAATCAACGGGCATTTGTTAAGACCATAGTCTTGCATTGCCCACGCGTCAGCCACTTGCCGCGCCACGTCAGTCTTGCCAACGCCAACGGCACCAAGGATCAATTGGCGTGAATTGATCGAAAGACCAACGCGCAAGTCATCGAAAGCCTGCTTAAGAGTGATTTCCATAACCGTATTCCCCTAGGTTCTAGACCACCATTGGCTAGGCGATTGACCACGGCGAACCGTGGTCAACTAGCCTAATCAACTAGGCCATAAAGTCTGATACCGCTTCGACCATTGCCTTCGCCTTTGCGACAGTCTCGGACCTAAGCCGGTTATCCGTACGCATTGCCTGCGGTCCCGGCTTAACAAGGTCCGCCATTGCCGCGCACAAGTCCGCAACGCGCTTGTCGCCTGTGAAGTTCAAGCCGGGTATCAGGTCAACCAATTCCGCGACGTTCTCTAATGCGCTGTCGCGGAATGTACCCTTATCCTTGCCCGTCTTATCGGGCTGATACGCGTCAAGTTTTTCGGCAAGCGGGGCAATCACACTGTGAATGCGCTCGAAGATATCCGCCGTTGCCAGTGACACGCGTTCATTCACTTCGCTTGTGATTTGCGAACGTACGCGTGCAATCTCTTCGTCGCCTATGTCGCAACGGAAGTCCGCTTCGTTGGGCAAGCCGAATATTTTTGAATTCCAAGCAAACTTAGCCGCGATGCGGGATGGTTGCGGATAGTCGCTTATTTTGAATAGCCCGCCCAATACGCTTTGCGCGTTGTCGCGGATATCAGGGTACGCGTTGACGAAGATTGGCACGAGCCGTTCGAATTCAGCTTCGTATTGATCCATCCCCCATTCAATCTGTTTGCCGTCTTCATCGAAGATGCCGTCATGATACGGACGGTAGTTGGTGACAGACAGAATGCGCGCGCCTTCCTGCGACCACGGGCTGGTCATGCGCTTATGGAAAGCGCGCGCCTTGCCGACGAGTGTGGCGATTGCGTCCAGCTCATCACTCTTGACCAGCTTTTTCGAAACATGCGCGGCCTTGGCGTCCGTCACGGCATTGTCGGAACGGACCTTATCGCTTTCCGGCTTGTCAATTTTCCTCGCCGTCCATTGTGACGCGTGGAAGTCCGCCAACATGGCAACGGAATGAATGTGAGAGTGATTGGCTAGCATTGGATATCCCCTAGGGTTTGGTGTGAACGGCTTGCGCCGACCGGGTAGAACCGGACCACCAATATGGCATGGCAACAATCAATAAACAAGTGCGCGGAATGGTGAACGCGCTTGCGCCATGCGCCCGCGTAAGTGCATAAACTATGCCAAGTGAAGTCATATTATGACTTTGATGGTATATGAGATAGTTTATGGCTTACGATTTGCCGCCATTTATGAACGGAAAAACGGTTGAGTTGGCACTCTACTTTAACGCGTCCTACGGACATCTATGGAAAGGGTATTGATATCATTGATGAAATTGGACCACGGTTTATGAATTGACGCCATTTTTCTATACATTTATGTACACTTGCCACAATGTGCCCAATGGTTGGGATTGGTGGCGGAATTGAGCCATTCTTACAAATGTGTAACCCTTTACCAGATTGTGAAGTAAACGTATTAAATGCTCCCAAAGGTATCATTTTACATACACTTAAACGCGACCAGCACAATAGGATACATGCGCTAGTAGGACCATTGCCAGTATTGAGTAAATGTACACTTGTTCAAAATGGCGATAAGTAACGCCATTGACCACGGTTATTGAGGTTTCTCAGGTTCAATGCTTTAGCGCCACAAGTATAAAACCATCCTATTCGCAGCACTAGACTCTGGCGAAATCTTCTCGCCTAAGAGACTAGGCTCGAAGAGGATGAATGAAGGAAGGCGCGGCGTCCCCTTAATGGTGGTCAAGAGCCGGTATCCTGCCGGACTAAGCGCAAGCCCCATAGTCCGCGCGCGCCATCCACCTAGCCGCTATTCGCCTATCCCGGTTTCATGGGCGCAAAATTGTAAAGTGATATCCTCGTCTCGCGCATATACGCGCGTACGCGCATGAGACACAAATGTCAAAACGAGACGCGCGTCTCATTTGTCAAACGTGTAACGCGTTACAGGTTTGTAAGGCGACAACGCGTTACGCGCATACATATGCATAACGCGTTCACTGCATAAGTGATAAGACATATGACATAATACGTATGATGACATACACACATAGGGTGTAGGTATAATATACCATGATACGCGTAACATAGAATGATATACCCTAACGCATAGAGTGCATACACCTTGTTGGTGTGTTTACAGTACTGTAAAGTACATATGTGCAACACTATAGTATAAAAGTGTGACAAATATGTCACAGTTTATGAGATTGAGGGGGGTGGGGGGAAAAATTTTTCATTTGACCCGGCGAGCTTGCTCGGAAGGCTTTGTAAACCCCTAAAATTCCACGAAATACAAAACACTCATAAAATACAAAAAATGTAAAAAGTAGGTATAGTACATATTTGTAAAGCTGACACTTTAGTAAAGGTCTGACAAATCCTCATCTGACATTAATGTCTCGCGCGCGGGCGCGTCTATTAGGATTTCTCCCTCTATGACATTTGTGACAATACCGGTGGTGTCAATGAAGCCCTGCGCTCTAGCTTTCGCTTTTTGCAGCGCATCGAGAACCTCACGATCAGCCGTGATCTTATGCTCGACGGTACTATGCTCTCCGTAGGCATCCCTTCTGCGTCTAGCCAGTAGCCATTTGATGTTCGCCGACACCACACCCGCCATCTTGGGATCATTTGTACCATAGATGGGGTGGTCATAAATCTGCGGCAGGGCTTCCGCCATCTGGTCGTAAAGCCTGTCTTCGGCTTCAATCCGCATCTGAGCCAGATGGGGATAACGCTTGCAGTATGTGACGAACGTGTTGTACGACAACCCTTGTTCGTCGCAGGCGACAGTAGGAACCTTTCCGCTTGATATCCTAGTCAAGACAGTGAGTACGTCACTCATGACATCATATGGAACCGTCATCACTTAACTCCTCAATGCGCTTGATTGCCTCATTGATCAAAGCTACCGCATTCTCCGCAAAATCCGTTTGATCCTGCCTGACCCTGATTGCGACCTTCAGTAAATGAAGATGACCTACCAGTTTACGGTCTGACTCGTTAGAGGGCGAATTCGTCATATTCTGTCCTCGCTTGATGCCTCTGCCGCCAATCAAGCCCTATGTCGCGCCGTACGACGTTCACCGCGAATGTCAGCATGAACGCGTCGGCGCGGTCTGGGCTGTGTTCCCCTGTACGGCTCTTATACATTTCCTTGGCTTCGATCTTCAGCTTCTGTTCAAACCGGTCGTAGCCGTAATTCATACCCGTCAACTGTATGAAGAACTCTTCGTCATCGTCTATGCAGCCGCCCGCCACCAGCCATTCCTTGCCATCGTTCCATAGCTCGTCGCGCTTCCGGTAAAACAGTTCGGGCTTTGAACTCATGCTCCCCGGCCAGAACTCGAATACCTTCAGGTGGTAGTTTTCCCTCAGTTGGTCGATGACGCCTTCCCCGCCTCCCGGCGCTTCTACCACGATGGCATCCGGGTGGTTGATCTGGTATTCCTGCACGATGATCTTGCATAGCGCAACGCTACTCAGGTTTTTGAATACCCTTCGTTTCCTCGTTCGTGCGTCTCTACCCTGTCGATATGCAATGACGATTTCGTCTCCCCCGAATCTTGCCACGTCAACCGCCATGATGAGAGCGGCTTGTGGGTCAGGGTGGAGAACACGTGTTTGTGCGTCTCTTGCCAAATCTTTTCCGATAAACTCGTTAAATGCTTGGTGAGGAAACTGTCCATAAACTCGAACTCGGGCTTCATCGCTGTCGGCTCCATACATTTGGATGATGTCGTTCAGGGCGGCTTTATTGGTGTGTGAAACGTCTCGGCTGTCAACGAACTCCAAGTCGTACATTCCTGAATGTTTGTCGAAGCAATCCGCAAACTCGCCGGTCGGCTGGGTTGGGTTTCCGAAGGCCAGAAAGAATACCTCGCCATCAGTTGTCGCTCCCACTGCCGCTTCCCATATCTTAGGATGAATGCCTGACGCTTCGTCAAATACCATAAGAACCGTGCTTTCTGCATTATGTAGCCCTTGGAAGGCTTCCACATTGTCTTCACCCACGGTCATAGCCGTCATCATGTAGTTCTTACGCTCTGCGTCTGGTACTAGGCTTGAGCTGTACGACGTGGCTTGCCAGTTGAACCAGCGCTTAAACAGGAACAGCTTATGCCACTTTGCCAGTTCCGGCCATGTCTTATCTTCTAATTGTTTTTGTGTATTTGCGGTTATGACGCCTCTGGCCATCGCTCTCGTTGCCATAACCCATTGGATAATCCACGCGACCAAGGCTGATTTCCCTACTCCATGGCCGGAGCTTCTGGCGGACCTCCACACCAACGGTTCCAACCCCATCGCTATCCGCTGGTCGTTCTCCCGTACGTGCTTGCCTATCTTTTCCAATAGTCTCTTTTGCCATGGTTCCGGTCCCTTACGCTTTGCCAGTGGATTAACACTTCCGTCCGGTAATAAACCCTCTCCCCAAGGGTACGCGGCTTTCACGAAGCCAAGGGGATCGTCCCTGAAGCTGGCGGCAAAATGGGCGAGTTGGGCGTCCGTCGAGATTTGCATGACAAACCCGTTTGCTGTATGTCGGGCGGAAGCGTATCCAGCCAACGCGTTCGTGACAAGGATACAAACCCCATGGGTGGTCTGTTCGGTGGCGGCGGCTCCAAAAAAGTCGAGAAGAAACCTGTTCCCCCGCCGACGCCTGCGCCACCCGCGCCGACGCTGAAGTCCACGGTCTTGACCATGGCGGAATACCGTGTCGCGGCGAAGCGCAACAAGAGCTACACCAAGTCGGCACTGGGCGGTAGCGCGCCAAACCCCACGAAAAGCTACACAGCGCAATTGTTCAACGCAACAGGGTCGGGGTTTTAAGCTATGGCTGACGGCTCGTACCCCTCGATCAATAGTAAGTCTCTGTCCCGCTTGAACGACGGTGAGCGGCCCAGCCCCAAAGACATAATCATGGCCTACAACGAGGCCAAGTCCATACGGTCGCCCTACGAACAGGATTGGAAGATGAATGCGGCGTTCTGTTTGCCGCGTCACTATTCCGGCTGGACGATGGAGGGACCAGCCAGCGCGAACCCCAACAGCCAATCAGTGAAACGCTATGCGTACGACGCGACGGCAGCGAGAGCTTTGCCTAAGTGGTCAGCTATTCTACGACGCTTGGCAACACCAGACGGTCACAAATGGGAGCGCCTCACTGCAAGCGATCCTTATCTGCGTGAACAGTACAATGTCCGCGCATTTTTTGATGCGCTCACTGATGTCCTGTTCAAACTGCGCTATGATCCACGCGCCATGTTCAGCCAGACAATGGACGAAACGTATCTTGGACTTGGCTGTTATGGGACAGCACCCGTAAGGCTCAAGTGGCGCGACA